AAGTTTGAAAGAGGAGCAAATGATTATATAATTATAGATATACCGGGTTCTGCGACAGGAAGTGCAGGTACCCCAACAACAACAACAAGCCAAGTGAATAAACAGGGTGTATTCATTAATTCTGCTACTCACTCTATAACGGGAGATAATATATTCCAAGTAGACTTGGATATGATATTTAGAGCTTTGAAAATAACAATAGTGGATGGTGTACCAGTATACCCATAAGGAGAAAAAATGACACAGCAAAGTAACTTTGATGCATCAAAGTATCAAATAGATTTAGAGCCAAAAACAGAAAAAGTAAAGATTGAAGAAACCGGAGAGGAGTTTGAACTAAAAATCAAACAACTTCCTTGGGCGAAAAGAAACCAGTTATTATCTGATTCTTTTTCTTTTGGAACTTCCGGTGAGACAAATGGTTTCAATCCTGCTTATTATGTAAAAGAATGTTTAAAAGAAATGATAGTAGATGCCCCTTGGGGACGTACTACAGAAGCTTTTCTGACAACTATTGATACTAGATTAGGGACGGCTTTAGAAGCATTAGTACCAGCTGCCTTTGGGGACGAAAACGAAGGTGCAGGAGGTGGAATTCCTAATGAAATAAAAAAAGAGCAATGATTTTTATGACTAAACCAGACGAGGTTTCTCCCAAGGAATCTCTTTTGTTTTCCTCATGGATGACGACTCTTCAATTATTAAAAATGGGAATCCCATGGAATGTTATACAAAACTTATCAACTGAGGAAGTTTATATGGCATTAGGTGTTGAGATGGCCACTTTACAAAAACAACAGGAAGAACAAGCTAGGGCACAAGCTCAAGCTCAACAACGAGGTAGTTTTAAAATATAATAATGACAACTGCAAGAGAAAGATATAATAATGTACCGAGAGTTGTTCGGATGGCTAGAAGTGCTTCTAGGAGTAATGTAGGGCAGATGGCTGGTCATGCTGCGGGTGTAGTAGGTGAAACTGCTGCCGGGTATACAAAAGCACAATCTCAAAAAATCTTTAAAGGTATTACAGCTGGACCGAAAGATACTTTAAAGCTTTTGGGTAAAATGGCTGGTAAAGCCGCTGGAATGCTAGGTATAAACTTTAGTCTTGGTTCTTTATTAAAACAATCACAAATATTTACAGGTGTCTTAGGTACTATATTTCAAATTTTAGGAGCGATGGTGGATGCTTTCTTAGGTCCCCTTATGCCCTATTTTACTAATGTATTCCGAAACATGGTGACTTGGATTCCTTGGGCTCGAGAAAAAGGAGAAAAATTTGCCGGATGGATACAACAATTACTAAGCACAACTGATGGTCCAATGGCTTTTATAGGTGCATTTCTTACGCAAGCTCTATCTAATACTGCAAAATGGTTGTGGACAAATTTAACTCAAAGTAATGTTATCAGTCAAATGGTTTGGGGTAATGATAAATCTATTATGTCTAATGCTATTAATACCTTGTTGAAACTTATGGTGGCTTATATAGGAGGGGCAATGATTGGTGGAGCTCTTGGTTCTGCTTTTGGGCCCGCAGGAACCGCTATAGGAGCTAAATTGGGAGCGAAAGCTGGACTGGCTCTTGCTGGGGGTGTTATGCTTAATAATAGAGCAAATAGTGGTGGTGGTGGCGGTTCGGCTGCAGCAACCGGTGCTGGGGGGTTACCAGTATCAGTTGAAGTTATTGGACCAGACAACCAACAATTAAGAGTAAATCAATATAAGGCGGCTGATAGACAAAGGGTTATTATTACAAATGAGGGAACTGACTTTACAGGAGATATAAAATAATGGAAGGCCCTTTATCAGTTTTACTAAGAGACAATACACATAATAGTGCTCTAGTTAGATTATCTTTAAAAGCAGACCAACTAACTTTTTCATATTCTAGAACCCCATTGCATATTGCTATTCCCTTTTCAGAACCTCAAATATTTGATTTAGGGTCTAATAGACCTACTGTTACGATGTCCGGTATTATTGATACCGAAGGTGGAGACCCATCTAACACTACAGGACATACAACAGGAACATCTGATTACGCTTTTAAAGGTATGTCTTCAGACAGTTTAACAGGTCCCGATGGGAGTTCAGGTACCAACTCAAAAACATATTATGTTCCTTATAAAAATTATTTAGAAGGTAAACTTTTGACTTGGACTACTACGGCTACTATAGATTTACAATTAGAAGTTGGTGATGCTACAACACCAGTAGCCACATCAGGAGCCTTTACGTCTGGTGGGGGTATTTATCCAGTAGCTGTTCAACAATTTCAATTTATGTTAGCTCCGGGCATGGAGGATAGATATACATATAGTATACAATTTATTGCTAAATTCAGAGATGGTATAAGTTTCTAAGGAGGTAGGATGGCAGCAGACAATAGAGTAATAGCTTCGTATTGGGATACGGCTTCTGGCACGTGGACTGATTTTCGTGTGACTACATATAATACAAGTACAAACGCATATGTTTATTCAGCTACCGCTGCAAGTGCTGTACAAAGCTGTAATATTGTAGATAAGTTATATACACCAAAAAAGGCTACTCTTACAATTTCTAATAGACCTGTAAGACCTTTTTCTGATAATGCTGCTACAGCAGGAACTCAAGGTCCGTGGACGGGTAAAGTAGGGCAATTTACTAGAATAAAGATAGTAGATGGATTATCTAGACAAATTTATTTTGTTGGATTTGCCTTTGATATTCAAGATTCATTGGGTGCTTTAACTATTAAAGCTTATGATAATTTAAATGAACTACGAGACCTTACTACTGCAAACAAACCCGATTTTAGAATCAACCCTCCTAAAGGTGGTATTTGGCAAGGAACAAGTCTCCCTATTGGCTCTGGGATTGATAGAGCTACGAATCAATATACCGATGAATTAGCGTCAAGAAGTGGTATTATAAAGTCTATAATAAACCTCTACGCTAATAATTTAATAGCAGAAAATACAGATGCTGCTGACAATAGATTCAGTAATTCGGCATCGGAATTTAATTTTGGTCCCATTGCTAGTTCTTTAGTAACAGATACTACGATTGACAGCCCATCCGGCAATGTTAATGATAGTCAAGATGCTTTTGATGTAGATGCGGTTAGTGATAATCTAGTCGTAGACACGATTATATTTGTTGACCAAGAAAAAATGAAAATTCTAAGCATCGATGGTCTTGAACTTACAGTTGAAAGAGGAGCTCTTAATACTATAGGAGCGGTTCATGTTGATGGTGCTGCTGTTAAAATATTACATAATAGTCAAGAAATATATCACATGAATCAGGGGGACTCTCCAACATCTTTGTTAACCAACATTCAGCATTTAGCTATAGAAGACCCTCATGCTACCAACCACCAAATAAATAGCGGTACGGGTGGACAAACATATGGATATGATTATTATGTAGAACCAAACTTTATAAGTACGGTATTAACAACCACACCCGCATCCTCATTTTTTCATTATTTTAAAAAAGGCCAAAGACCGACACTATCTCCAACTGAGACAGGGGGATTATTTAATGAGGGATTAAACATACATGTTCCAAGTCCTTCATCAACTGCTAATGGTGAGTTTAGTGAGACAGGAAGATTAATAGCCTGTACTGACTATTCAATTGAAAGACCCCAAGATGAGGTATATACAGAAGCGGCCATCTCTTGGAAGGAACATGTTAATCACTGGGATAATGCAGTAGAAAGTGTGACAGTAGAACCTAAAACATCAACATTTCAATTAGTTCAAATTGGGGCAGTTACAAATCCTAACGATGTTCCCGGGGTTTTTGCTCCTTTAGGTAGTGAAGTAAATCGAAATGCGGGTATAGGCAGCAGAAATGGTTACTATAATGGGTTTGTTACTGATAAGGGGCTAACTACTGACCCCAAGCAAGCCAATGGTGCTTCAGCGGGGGTTATAGGAACTGGGAGGCCTCCTTTGATTGATGGGGATGGTACTGATAATGGTGGTAAAAGCCCAGAATGGTTGAAAGTTCGATTATCTTCTTTAACTGCGGACATTAGTAATTCTACTACTACTTTAGCAGCAGTTAGTACTGCGGGAATGTATGTAGGACAAAAACTACAACTTGGTGTGACAGGGACTTTAGGGACCGCTATAAATACAACAGCTACAACAATTGATTTTAACCCGAGTTATAATGGAACTTTTTCTTGGAGTCAGATTGCAGCAACTGAGAAAATACTAGTTCATGGAATTAGTGGTACTGAGGAAATGACTATTGCTGGTAGTATAGATGCTTCAGCAGGAACTTTTGAGGTTTCTGCTAGAACATCTAGTGGTACTACTAACAGAGGAGTAGCTCATGAAAGTGGGGCTCTTGTAGAATTGTTTCCTGAGATTGTTACTGTAACAGCGGTTAGTAGTGCTACAGCATTTAATGTGACTAGAAACTCAACTGATACAAGGTCAGTTACTAGAAATTGGTATGGTAACACAAATACCGAAATTTATGCTTGGAAAGTTGCTAGACCACAAATGTTATCTTTATCTGAAGTAGGCAATGTAAATGGGGGAGGAATCCCCGCATCATCAGAAACTTGTGATATGTTAATTTCTGATGTTGACCCAAATATTATAAAAGGTACTTCTTCAACTACATATGCAAATAAATTTGATACTTATTGGAAAGTTAATGCTTATGATAGTGGATGGTCTGGTAGTTCAAAATCATGGATTGGTCAGGACAGCCTTTCTAGTTTTGTATTGACTTATGCCCCTCAAAATACTTACGAATATAGAAGAAGCATTAATGTAGATGTAAGTGATATTGAAAATTCATTAACAGTGAGGCAGAGAATACTTGCTGTTTTACAACGAAAAACGCATCAAACACTTAGAACTACATTAAACACTTTTCGACCCCCAAGATATTATTTTGATGATGTAATTGCATCTATACCGGGTTCAGGCACATCAACACAAGTTCTAAATTTAAGTGGTTCCACAAATCCTATAACTGAAGGTCTTACTATTGGATGTACAGTTAATCAACTTTCTGGAGGAGGTCCATCAGGAGTTTATGGTTATATTTCTGATATAACTTCAACTACTGTGGAGGTAACTTGGAGCTCCGGTAGTGGGATTTCTGCGACCGATACTGTAAGATTTTATGTTCCGGTTAGAGCGGGGGATTTGATAAAACATAGAAATGACCCTTCTAATATAAATCAAATGATGAGGGTAACTAAAGTTACGTATGATGAAAACAATGGTGTTGCTCTTACTAGATATGATGTTGTGGGGGCCACAAGTTCTAAAGAAGGTGGGGATGCTAGGATGACTTTCGCTGCCCCAACTTATAGTGGGGGTGGAGAAATAAGCTTCCCCTTTTCAGCAACGGATGTACCTTTAGAGGACAAACATAACAAGCTGGCTATAGAATTTTCAGTAACAGATGAAGATACTGTTGCTTGGGCAGCTGGAGATATTTATATAGGAAGTAAACGATACGAGATAGATGCGGGTAATACCGGTAATATGGGGGTAGGAATATCATATACAATTTATTATTATCCCGGTTCAAATGTTTTTACAGTCGATACTACATCACATTATCTAAGGGTTAAAAGAAGTAAATATAGTAAAAATATTGTAAAAATTGCTACTGCTTATGGTGTGGCGGCCTCAGATGGTAAAGCTTACTTTAGATTAGAACCTAATCTGGGTACTATAAAGGCTAGAGATATGTCTAATGCTCCAGATGTTCTTAATACCAATTCAATAAAAGCTACTCTACAAAAGAAGGGTAATCAAGGATGGGCAACAGATATTATTTTTGAAGGAACTGATTGGGATGATATAAAATGGCATAAAGTAGGTTCTTCAGACTCTACTAATGCTAATGTAAGTTTCTCAGATGATTCTACCCCTGAAGCTATTACTTATGGTACTAAAACATTTAGTGGTGGGGAGCTAAACAAAACAATTTATGCCTACAAAGCTGTGGGAGATTCTGCTAGTGGTACAATTGTATTTACAACAGATTATACAGCTTTATATCAAGACGACAGAATACTCTTAGCTACGTTTGTAACAGCTGCTTCTGATGATGGTACAGATTCACCTTCTATATTCCCTTTCAATGGAAGTCAACCTACAATATCTGCAGGACTTATTTCTGCGGGTGCTATTGTAGCAGAACAAATAAAAGCTGGAACAATTACAACTTCACAATTAAACTTTACTCCAGAAACAAATACTTCTGATAAAACTGCTGGTACTGTTGGAGGGTGGAAATTAAATGCTAGTAATATATATAGTGGAAGTGCTGCTGTAACATCAGGCTATAGTGCAGCCGCTGACATTACTTTAACATCATCAGGTACAATACATGCAAAAGAATTTTATATAGATGGTAGTGGTAACGCTAATTTCAAAGGTAGTATTTCGGGTGCTTCAGGAACGTTTACAGGCTCTCTAACAGGTGCTACGGGAACATTTGGTAACTGTAGTATGGGTTCAGATGGTTTTGTAGCGGATGGAGAATTATTAGGGTTTCAAATAATGAATGGTTCTACTCACTATGGGGCTTTAGGATATAATAGTGGAGCAGTAATAATATCTACTACTGATAATGATGCATCTACTGTAACCCCACGTATGTATTTTAATGACTCTGCTGACCCAATAGTACAAATTCCACCGGGTACATCCGCAGAAATTAATGAACATCGGTTTGCTAAATTTTCAGCTGGTGGTAATGAGTTTGCAACTATTTATCCCGAAGGAGATAGAGATGGAACCGCTGGGGACCCTATTGGTTATATAGGAGTTAATGCTTCTAATGCTCAAGCCCCTTATTCTCGTATATATGGTAGTATTTTTGGTGCAGGAGCGGGTTCAGCCGCAACTCCGTCAATATCATTTGGGAGTGACGGTGATACGGGGATTTATAACGATGCTACTAATAATTTAGCAATAACAACTGCGGGTACTCAAAGATTTAAAATAGGCTCTTCTGGATTTTTTAATTATATTTGGGGTATAGGAAGTGGTACAGATGTTCATGTTCATGCTGATAATTACCTTTTAAAAAACACATCCTCTATAAGATATAAAGATAATGTTGTAAATATTGAAACCGATACCTCTAAAATTTATGACCTTAGACCAGTAACATTTGATTGGAATGATAAGTCAGCACATCCGGGCAAAAAAGATATTGGGCTAATTGCAGAAGAAACTGAAAAAATATTCCCTGAAATAGTAAATTACGGTGATGATGGATTAGCAGAAAGTATAAGTTATCAAAAATTATCTGTATTATTATTATCAGAGATGACAAAATTAAAAAATGAAATAAAAAAACTAAAGGAGAATCAATAATGCCAGATGTAACAATATCATTTACAGATGCTCAATGGACTAGAATACTGGCGGCTTCATCAGTAATCAAACAAATTGATGAATCTGGAACTGTAGACGCAAGTTACCTATCAACCAAGCTAAAAAATTTAGTATCTGATTGGGTTAAAGAGCATGAAGAAAAAGCATCAGTCGCAGACTTCTAAAATCATACAGTATAGATATGATAAACCACATGATACTCTTCAACAGATAGGAAATGCGTTTAAAGTATCTAGACAGTATATATTTAAAGTATTAAAACAAAATGATGTCCCTACTCTAAGGGCCAAGCGAATGAAAAACCCCAGACATTGTAAGATATGTGGGGAGATTAGTACAAAATTAGTTCATGATGGTTCATGCCATTTCCAATATTATAATAAGAAAATAAACTGTGCTACTTGCAGAATCCTCTTCTATCGTAAACGAAGCCAGATAAAGCAAGCATTTGTACAAGGCTTTAGTTATAACTATTGTTCTCAAAGTTGTTATCAGAAAGGAAACCGTGCCTTATCGGTATAACATTAAATGCAGTCAGTTTATACGTATATTTGAGTTCAAATGCGTGATATTTACGTATATTTACGTAAATTTATGATATAATAATAATAAGTTTCCATAATCGAATCTTACGAGATTCCACACAATCAGAGTAAAATAACGATATGGAAATTAATGATGCCTTGATAAAACAATGGGAGCCTAAAGTTCAGAAGATGACAGCTTCTACTTATATAGCAGGAATGGATAGAGAAGACTTAGCCCAAGAGCTTAGAATTGCTCTTCTTAAGTCTGCCAAAGCTTATGATGAGAGTCGAGGGATAGCTTTTCATACCTACTTACACACCGCTTTAGTTAATACTATACGAACCCTAATAAGTAAGGCTCAAAGAAAGCCCTACACCAGAAGTATGGATGCTTGGAATTTTTATTCTACTTATGGTAATAAGGTAATCCCAAACGAAATTGCTAGGGCTTTACGTTCTGAGAAAGATAGCTTTGCTGAAGAAGTAGAGTTAGATTTATTGATTTCCTCTCAAGGGTTGTCCGATAAGGAACAACAGTTTTTAAAGCTAAAATTTGAAGGTCTTACAATGGATGAAATCACAGAAGATTTAAGAGCCTGCAGAATATGTGTTTATTGTTTGGGCTCTAGAACCAAAGAAAATGAGCTTGGCCTTCCGGATTTTTCAAAGTGTTTAGATAAACAAGGAGATGGGGCATATAAAATTAGAAACATACTAAGAGAAACGTTTGGGTGGTTAAATGACGAAAGCGAACTTGAATCTGATTCTTAAAGACCTGAATTCCAGAAGTTTATATGAACTATTTTCTTCTCTGTATGAAGAAAAACATGGCTTTGAATATGAAGGTGTTGGTTTTATAGGCAATGAAATGCATAAACTGAAAGTAGTTTTAGAAGATTATGGACCTGAAAATGTAGCTTGTGCTATACTTAACTGCATACAACGTAATGATAGAAAAGTATCAGTTCCTTATTTTACTGCCGGTATTAAATATTATTTAGTCCCGGATTATCCCGATATTTATTGGGCAGTTAAAAGATATGGTACACTAGAAATAAGAAAACTCTGGAATGCTTTTACGCTTCTTGATGCTACTTGGTTACCCGCTGCATCTCAGAAAGCTAAGACGAAACAGATAAAAAATAAATTAAAGGAGTGGTCTGATGCCCAGACGAAAAAGAATGCAAGGAAGATTAATACAAAAACCAAAAAAAGAATCCCTAAAGGAAGCTAATTTTAAAATTATAGCCTCTAAAAATCATTTGAATGATATCTGGACTGAGGGAGAGTTTGAGACTTATGAAGATGCAAGACGTTCACTTGACAGCCATACTACGTCTGCTGTAACATACTATATATATTCAGACGACAACAGAGTTCTTTATACAAAAACCGGAGGAATAGATGCCTAGCCCAGAATTTATAGAATCTGCAGTAATATTTAATTTAAATACAGAAGGTAACTTACACAGCTTTAAACACGTTAAGGCTGATTTTGCAAAACATGGTCAAGCTTTTGAGTGGTTAGTAACATATTTCGATAAACATGGGGAATTCCCTTCCCAAATCGTACTAGAACAACAGTTCCCCAGCTTAGAAGCTACGGCTAAAGAGGGGATTCTTTTTGACTATGCATATGAACAATTTAAACGTTCCTTATTACAAAGAAATGTATTAAGAGCAGTCAACTCGAATTCAAATCTAATCTTTGAGGACCCTAAACGAGCTTTATCTAATATAATGTCGGGTCTATCAGACATAGAAACCGTTTATCATGAAGATGTAGTTCCTTACGACAACGGAGAAATAACTCGGTTGGAAGAATGGAAAAATAGAAAACAACGTAGAAAACTAGGTGCTGGATTAATGGGAATTCCAACTAGTTTTGACTCCCTAAATGCCCGAGGGGTGGGTTGGATGCCCGGAGAGTTGATAGCAGCGTTTGCTCGCCCTACTATTGGTAAAACATGGTTATGTGTTCATGCCGCTGCAAAAGCTATTTTTAATAGGCATAAAACCTTATTAATTTCCACCGAAATGCCTAATAGAGCAATAAATATGAGAATTGATGTTGTATTAGCTAAACTAATGGGGTATGATTTCTCTCATATGGCCTTGAGACATGGTGAGGCTATAGATGAAGAGAAGTATAAAGACTTTTTAGAGAAATCTAATAAAAAAGATTTATTGGTCAGTGACCACATTTCAGGTCAAATGGGGTTTTCTCTTGAGTCTATTGCGAGTTTGGTAAGGAAACATAAACCTGAATTTGTTGTAATTGATGGTGTGTATTTAATTTCCGCTGGAGATTCAAGGTCCCAAGCTTGGGAACAATCACATAGATTATTTTATGGTTTAAAAAATTTAGCAACCTCCATAAATACACCAATTTTGGTTACTACCCAAGCCAATCGAGATGCTTCAGATATGTTTACTCCACCCAAAGCTAATCAAGTTGCTTTTGGAGATGCTTTAATTAGAGCAGCTGATGTTGCCTTGGCAATGTGTCAGGTGGAAGATGAGGATGATAAGAGATTAGTACAGTTCCAAAAATATCGTGATGGAGAAATACCCCAAAATACAACATATATGCAGTGGGGAGTAAATAATGGGGATATAAAAGAATTAGTAGGTTATCAGCCAGCATGGCTAATGATTGAAGAAGACAAATAACAGGAGGTTATTATGGGATTATTAAACTGGTTTTCGGGTAGCGAGGATGATAGCAAGATTGAGGATGATAGCAATATTATTGTAAAATCTGCAAGAAGCAAAGGAAAAAAAAGACCAATCATTGATATCACTGTTGGGGACATACGTAAAGGTATAGTTTCTGATAAAAATGGATATCAAAATGAAGTTGTTCTATTCCTGAGAAAAAACAAAAGGGATAGATAATGGTAGATTGGTACTCTGTATTAACTAAATATGGAGTTGATATACCTTATGAAGAGCAGATGATGATAAGTTGTCCTTTTCATGACGACAGACGAGTTTCATGCTCTATTAATTTAGAAAAAGGTGTATGGATTTGTTTTGCCGGTTGTGGACAGGGTAGCTTGAAAAGTTTTATTTTCAAGTTATCAGGTAAATCATGGGAAGAGTTAAGTTACGAATTAGATGATAATTTAGATGTCGACTCTGTTGAGTTGGACTCTGTTTTTTTAGAGAATGAATTCAAAACTGTTGACGAAGATACTCCCTATGAAGAACCTGAGAATCTTATAGATGTTCCGAATAATCATTGGATATACGGCAGGGGCTTTTCAAGAGAACTAATATCAGAGTGGGGTTGTAAAGTAAATCGCTATTCCGATTTTTTCATTCCTGCGAAAGATTTAGAGAATCAGACCTTGGGGTGGATTTCCAGAAGATTACAAGCTATACCTAAATACTTATTTTCTAAGGGGTTTAAAAAATCACAGACTTTGTTTGGGATTAATCATATTAAAGAAGAGCAAGAACTTTATATAGTAGAGGGTGCCTTGGATTGTATGTGGTTACAACAACATGGTTATGCGAGTGTGGGTATATTGGGTGCTAATTTGTCAAAGAAACAAATTGATTTATTAGCAAAAATAAATCCATCACGTATCATACTAGCTTTAGATAATGATTCTGCAGGTAGAAAGGGTATGAACAAAGCTACACTTGACATTAATGAACGTTTCTTGATATCATATTTAAGACTACCGAAAAATTATAAAGACGTTCAAGAGATTAAACATATAGAAACGTTACATAAGGTATTACAAAATAAAACAATAATCTAAATATAAAGGAGAAAATATATGAGTGGTATATCACGAATTCAACAACAACGAGAGGACTCCAGAAGACCTCAACAACAAGCACAGACTCCCGGTAGAGAGCTTTGGTTTAAAGATGGCGACCAAGCGTTTTTAACTTCAATTGCTACCGGAGCCGAAAATGATAAATATATGGATGAGATAAATCTATATACTTTTAGAATGGGTAATAGATGGATTAACTTACTTAAGCACGAGACAATTGATGATAGTATAGTTCCAGAAGGGACTCGAGCTTCTAATAAATTTACTTTTTGGGCATTTGTACATAAAGTAATACATCTTGATAGATTAAATGATGATTGGGTAGCCGTTGAAGGACCCGGTGGTAAGATGATGTATCGAGAAGATATTAATGATTATAGAATTGTTACGTTAGGCTTTGGACGAAATGACTATGTTTGGGACCAACTTTCTGGTATATATAGTGATTGGGGTGGGCTGGATAAAGGTGTTATTAGAATAAAAAGAAGTGGTGCCGGCTTAGAAACTTCTTATACATTATCTGCAACACCTCAGACTGAAGAAATATCTGCAGATAAAAAAGCTGAGATGTCTGAACTACCTATATTAAAAGATTACTACTTAGAACGATATGGTAAAAATATAGAATTATCACTTGCTGCGGAGACACAATCTGCTCCCTCTACTGAAGAAACTTTGTTTTAAAGAACAATGACAATTGTAACCCCAGACAACGCAGACCGGCAATTACATCTGTTGATGGAACGCTTGGATAAAGATTCTGTTATTGTTGTAGATGTTGAAACTACAGGTTTAGATGTACACGATGGGGATTTTATTTGTGGTATTGGCGTTGCTCAATTAGACAGTAATTTCTCTCAATATTATCCTGTGGCACATAGGCACAACTGTGAGGTTCAGCGTAAGAACAAGAAACAGAAAGAGCTAGAAGAACGACTTATTTGTGATGAGTGGTGTAAAGAGGGCAAGTATCAGAACGTTGATACTGTAGTTATAGAGTCTTTTATCAATATATTGAATGACGAACATTTTGTTAGTACCTTTATTGGGCATAATCTAAAGTTTGATTTACACTTTTTATCTAAACTTGGTTTAAATGTCGCTAATAGAAAACTGATTGACACCTTAGTTATGACTAGAATTACAGAACCTAAATCTGATGGAAACGTTGGTATTGGTTTGACCGCAACTGCTCAAAGAAGGTTCGGTAAAGAGGCTGGTCAGTATGATATTGACCTAAAGACAACCCTGAAACAAAAAAAGTGGGTTGGTAAGATAGGTTGTTTATGTCATGAAGGTGTTGATAAGGATGATAAACCCGTTGACCTTGGACATGGTGGATATGACCGAGCCCCTATAAATCTAGTTGGACCTTATTGTGAACAAGATGTTTTAGTAACAGCTAGGCTTTATACTAATTGTTTAAAAAGGATAACTGAAACAAAGCAAACTCGTATATATGAATTACAATGTCAGTTGACTAAGACTTTGTTTGATATGGAAGGACGTGGTATTGGCATAGACGATTCTTATGCTAGGACGGCTAAAAATGCTATTAAGATTAGGCAAGAATTTGTTGAGAAAGAAATATATACATTGGCGGGTAAAGACTTTGATATTTTAAGTCCTAAACAAGTTGGGGAAGTATTAAATAGTATGGACCCACCTATATATTCTCCTGTAAAGACACCAAAGGGTGAGGAATCTTGGAATGAAGCGGCCTTAATAAATATAGACCATAGAATTGCCGGGTTGATTAGGCAATACAGAAGTCTTGCAAAGCTAATTTCTACTTATTTGGACCCCTATATTAAGAAAGATGTAAAGCATACACAGTTTTACAATTGGGGAACATCTACTGGAAGGCTTTCTAGTCAGAGTCCGAACTTTCAGAACATCCCAAGAAATCACTTTAATCTAAAAGAGCAAAAGTTATCTGAAGAACAGAAGACTAATATAAGAAGTAAAATTGCAGCAATGATTTCTCAAAAAGGTATAGTTGCTATTCAAGAACTTTCAGATGATGTTTTGTCTACTTGGCAATATATTGGTGATGAATCATTTGACCCTAATAATGATAACTTAGTATCAATTAGACACTTGTTTGTCCCACGTAAAGGATATAGATTAGTTGGATTTGATTATCAGCAAATGGAAGTACGTGTCTTTATGTCCTACTTTAGGAACAAGATTATTGATGAGATACTAAACAAAGATGATGTAGACTTTCATAGTGAGGCAGCGAAGCTTGCTTTTGGGGTGGATGAGTCACATGAACGATTCAAAGAGTTTAGGCAGTACGCTAAGGCGGTAACTTTTGGTACTATTTACGGTATAGGTAACAAGAAGTTAGCTCAACAGCTAAGTACTACACCGGAAGAGGCTGGAAAATTTAAGAAGCAATACTTTCAAGGAATGAAAGGTTCTAAGGAGTGGTTTGATAAAGTGGTGGCTACAGCCGGACGAGGAGACAATTTGATGAATCGTTATGGGCGGGTATACAGTATTGACCCTAGATTTGCATACAAAGGTGTAAATTACATGGTACAAGGTACTAGTGCTGACTTATTGACAGAAAGAATGATAGAGGTAGACAAATACCTTGTAGATAAGAAAAGCCATATATTAGTACAGGTTCATGATGAAATTATATGTGAGATACATGAATCTGAGTTAGATAGTATTCCTTATGAGATACAAGGTTTATTAGAGCAGAACTCTAAAGATATACCTTTGAAAGTGGACATGGAAATCTTTAGTCCTTCTTGGGCAATTAAAAAAGAATTGAAACCTATGCCCGCAGGAGATTATATTGACTGGGACTAAAAAACTGATAGTATATAAATAACATGGGAAAATATAACGAAGACAAAATAATAAAAGAAATCACTGAGTATGTGGAACACACATATGACCAGCATTACAGCGAGGGTGAAGTTCAGACATTAGACTTTATAGCAGCTTGTGGAGATGCTAAGGCTTTCTGCAGGGGCAACATTCTAAAGTATGCTTCACGTTATGATAAAAAAGGAACACCTAGAAAAGATATACTAAAGATAATACACTATGCGATGTTACTATTGCATTTTAATGCCAAAGAAGAATGATGCAAAAAATCCCCTTCACAAAAGAAATGATTACACGTGCTAGAGATAGAGCTAAAGAAATGGGCTCTATAAATAATTCTATAACAAAAGGTGAAGGGAACTTAGCAGGATTTTTAGGGGAAGAAACTTTCTGTGCCTACACAGGAGCCTCTATTGTAGTAGATAACAATAAGTATGATTATGATGTGGTGTTAGATAATAAAAAAATTGAAGTAAAGACTAA